GGAATCGATATTGTGCATCTAGATCCTTCAAGAGAATCCATCCTATTAAGGGAAGCAATCAGGCTGGAAAGCCAATCATTAACAAGCCTACCAAACTGGCAAAGGGGTTGGGGTTGCTTTATTCCCTGGGGGTGGACACTGCAAAAGAGCAAATATATTCCTTTCTGAAGAATGACACACCTGGACCAAACTTTGTGCATTTCCCAATCACTTATGATCAGGAATATTTCAGACAACTGACTGCAGAAAAAGTGGTCACAAGACTTTCAAAAGGGCACCCAGTAAGAAGCTGGGTGAAGGTCTACAGAAGAAATGAAGCCCTGGACACTTTCGTTTATGGGTACAGTGCTTTCTTAAATTTAAACCCAAACCTGGAACTTCTGAAGCAGAAGATTTCTTCAGGTGAACATATCCAGCAAAGACCAAAACCAAAACCCAAGCAAATGGTCAGAAGATCAAATGGATGGGTGACAGGAATGAACAGATTTTAAATGTCTAATTTATTCGATAGCACAAACTTCAGGACAGAAGAACCCACCCTGGAAGAATACGGGTTTCCCATTGTGGCTGGTGATTTCCTTGCCTGGAAAAGAACTGATCTTGGAACTGATTATCCACCATCAGCATACGGGTTGACCTATTCAGCCAGACTCAATGGGGTTGGCACTGCCATCACTTTGACTGCATCAGAATCAGGAACTGAATACATCATTGAAGAAAATTCAACTGCAACAGTGAATTTCCCAGTTGGGATTTATCAGTGGTCTGCATACATCACCAAAACTGCAGATTCAAACAGAATTGAGGTTGGAAACGGCACCTGGGAAGTGGTGGAAAATAAAGCTGTTTCAACTGCAGATCCAGAACCTTATGAAAAGAAAGTTCTTGATGCAATTCAGGCAGTTATCCAGGGCAGGGCAACTCAGGATCAGATGTCTTATTCAATAGCAGGAAGATCACTGTCAAGGATGGACCCTGATGATTTGCACAAATGGGAAGCACTCTATAAAGCCAAATGGTTGAAGCTGAAACGGATGCAACGGGCCAGGGCAGGAATGGGGCATGATGGCAATATTAAAACAAGATTAGGAAGATACTAATGGCATTTCTGGACCTGTTTAAAAAAGCATCTGCCCCACCTAAGAAAAGGATTTTATTTCCTAATCATTCAAGGATGTATTCATCTGCAAAAACATCTGAAATCTTTTCTGGATTTAATGGCACATCTGCAACTGCAGACCAGGAAATATTTGGATCACTTCAGATGATGCGAAACCGATCAAGGCAAGTGTGCCAGGACAATGAACTGGCAAGGAAATTCTTGGCAATGGTCAAATCCAATGTGGTTCTTAATGGAATCAATTTCCAGGCAAAGACCAGAAGGGAAGATGGATCGCTTGACGAACTAGACAATCAAAGACTTGAAAGGGGGTGGAAAATCTGGGGTGAAAATCCTGGTTTCTGTTCAATGGATTCCAGGTCCAATTTCACAGATATATCCAGACAGATCATTGAAGCGTGTGCCAGGGATGGGGAATGCTTTATTAGGATGATGAAGGGGGTTGATGACAACCCATTTGGTTTCAGTCTTTGGGTGTTGGAAGCAGATTATTTTCCAATTCAAAACAACAAAGTTCTGTCTGATGAAGTCGCAATTGTGATGTCAGTTGAACAGGATAAATATGGGAAACCTTTGGCTTATCACCAACTGATCAAAAGACCAGGGTTGGATTATGGAAACACCATTTTAAAAACTTTAAAAACTGAACGGGTTCCTGCAGATGAAATAATCCATTTGTATGTCCAAGAAAGGCCAGGACAAACAAGGGGGGTTCCCTGGTTGAATACGGCAATCAGACCCCTTGATATGCTGGCCCAGTATCAACTGAGCGAGTTGACCAGTTCAAGGGTTCAGTCTTCTTCAATGGGCTTTTTTACTTCTGAAGCATCTGATTCCTATGTGGGAACAGGAGTTGATGAAGAACAAAACATTGTCACAGAATTTGAACCTGGAACCTTCCAGCAACTTCCAGAAGGAATGTCATTTCAGCCCTTCAACCCAGGTCATCCAAATCAGGCATATAAAGACTTCACAAAAACTGTTTTGAGGTCTGTTGCTTCAGGACTTTTGGTTTCCTACAACAGTTTAAGCAATGACTTGGAATCTGTTAATTACAGTTCAATCAGGGCAGGGCAAGCAGAAGAAAAAGCCCAGTGGATGATGATGCAGAATTTCTTCATTCATGGCTTTTGTTCCAAGGTTTATAAAAGTTGGTTAAGAATGGCAATCACTGTTGGCTGGTTTGAATTTGATGGGCAAGCAAATCTCCCAATGTCCAAGGTCACAAAGTTTGAAGATGTCAGATGGATTCCAAGGGGTTGGGAATATGTCAACCCAAAACAAGAACTGGAAGCAAAAGCCCTGGCAGTTCAGTTGGGGGTTGAAAGCCTGACGGATATTACTGCAAACAGGGGCAAGGAATGGGATGAAGTCATCAGCCAACTTGCTAGAGAAAAAGACATAATCAATGACCTGGGATTGAAGTTTGAAACCCCACCCATCACACCTGGGGCACCAGAAGAAGATGAATAATGCCTGAATATAAAGGTGTTGAAATCGACACAAAACCAACTAAGCAGATAGCAGATGAAGCATCTTTGGGTATTAGATACAGAGAAGAATATGAAAGGGGTGGAACTAGAATCGGTATTACTAGAGCAAGACAACTTGAAAAAAGGGAAACCCTTTCCTTTGATACTGTCAAAAGAATGTTTAGTTATTTATCAAGGCATGAAGTTGATTTAAAGGCACCACAAAATTCAGACAAGAATGATCCAGGTTATCCAGGAGCAGGGAAAATAGCTTGGCTTTTATGGGGTGGTTATCCTGCAAAAACATGGTCAGAAAGGATTTTAAAAAAAATGGAAAACATAGACGAACAAGAAAAAACAATTGAAACAACAGACCAGAAAGATTGGCCTGAACTTAGATATGATGACCAAGAAAGACATATCAAAGCAGTTTCTGAAACAGATGATTCAGTCATTGTTGAATTTGCAAAAGCAGAAGAAGAACAACCCCAGGATGAACCTGAAGAAGTAGATGTTCAGGAATTGGTTGCAGAATCTTCTTATGGAAATGATGAAGATGACAGGATGATTGAAACAGGCCAGCTTTCCAGAATCTTTGATTTTGATCGGTCTGCAATAGATGAACAGAACAGAACAGTAAGTGTGATTTTTTCCAGTGAAACCCCAGTTGACAGAAACTTTGGGGTTGAAATCTTGGATCATAACAGGGGTTCAGTTCGGATGGATCGACTTCAGAAACGGGCACCTGTTCTTCTTAACCATTCAATGTCTGATCAATTGGGAGTTGTTGAAAGGGCTACCATTGACCCAGACAGAAAAGGCAGGGCAGTTTTGCGCTTTGGCAGGGGCAGACTAAGCACTGAAGTTTTCAATGATGTGGTTGACGGAATCAGATCCCAGGTTTCAGTGGGTTACAGAATCCACCAGATGGAAAAAGAAGATGATGAAAAATTGACATATCGGGCAGTTTCATGGGAACCATTTGAAATTTCTATTGTTCCAACTGGAGCAGATTCAATGGCAATCGTGGGAAGGTCTGAAGAACAAAATTTTAAAACTGAAATTATTGAAAGGACTTCCAAAATGGAAACCCAAATTGTTCAAGAATCTGCACCCCAGGTTGATGAATCAAAGATCAGGGAAGCAGTACAAAAAGCAGAATTAAAAAGGATTTCAGAAATTGAATCCTATGGTTCAGAACATAATGAATCAGAACTTGCCAGAGAATACATTGTTGATGGTAGAACAGTTCCAGAATTCCAAAGTGCAATCCTGGAAAAGATCAAAAACTATAAGCCTGAAACAGTTCATGCAATCGGATTGACACCCAAGGAAACAAGGGCTTTTTCCTGGATGAAGCTGATCAGGGCAATGGCAAATCCCCATGACCGAAAATTGCAGGAAGATGCTTCCTTTGAATTTGAAGCATCCAGGGCACAGGCTGACAAAAATGGGATTGATCCCCAGGGTGCCTGGGTTCCAGCCGATGTCATTTATGGTCAGAACTATGAAGACCAGAAACGTGACCTGACTGCAGGAACCAACACTGCTGGTGGATTCACAGTTCAGACTGATGTTCTGAGTGATTCTTTCATTGATGTTCTCCGTGCCAACATGGTTTTCAGTAAAGTTGGTGTGACAGAACTGAATGGGTTAAATGGCAAGGTTTCCATTCCTGGATCAGATGCTGGATCAACTGCCTACTGGGTTGCAGAAAATGGGGCAGTGACTGAATCCGATCAGACATTCATTTCCAGAAGTCTGGATGGAAAAACTGTTGGGGCCATGACAGACATTTCCATGAACTTGATGAAGCAATCAAGCATCGATGTTGAAGCCTTTGTGCGGAACGACATTGCTATGACACTGGCAACCCAGATTGAACTGAAGGGTCTGACAGGCAACGGAACATCCAATACACCAATTGGGGTTTACAATACAACTGGTGTGGGTGGAACCACCATCAATGGGGCCAATGCTCCTGATTGGGGTGATGTGGTTGACATCTGGAATGGTGTTTCCAGCAACAATGCCCTTCGTGGAAATCTGGCCTGGGTTGGTGGGTCAACCATCACTGCAAACATGATGAAGACATTCAGGAATGGAACTGGTTCAGACAGGGCAATTCTTGATGATGGAGTTGGAAACGATGGGGAACATCGTTTGATGACGTATCCCTATCATGTCAGTGAAAACAATGTGGAAGCAGGAAAATCCTTGCTGACCTTTGGTGACTTCAGCGCACTTGTCATGGGCAGTTGGGGGAACGGACTCGATTTAAGGGTGGACCCTTTTACAAATTCTTCAACTGGTGCAACCAGGATTGTTGGACTGTATCTGGTAGATTTTGCAGTCAGAACACCTAAATCCTTCAGTTGTTCTGTCAATCCTTAATCATTAAATCTGGGAACCCTTCGGGGTTCCCTGCTTAAAGGAATATATGAAAGTTAAAATGTTGAAAATGGTAAACGCTGATGGGGCATTCAGGAAGGCTGGTGAAGTCATTGATGTTACAGAAGAAAAGGCATTAGAACTGATCAGAACAGGTGTTGCAGAAGAAACCAAGGAAGCACCCAAAAAAGCTAAGAAATGACCCTGGAAACTGCCAGTGATCTGGCATCCTTTTTTGACACTGACACCCATGGGACTGCAATTACTTACACCCCATCAGGTGGGTCAGGAACCAGCATCAATGTGATATTCAACAATGAATATCAACTGGTGGATGAAGGGGATGTTGGTGTTTCAGCAACCCTGCCAGTGATCACTTGCAGAACCAGTGATGTTTCTTCAGTTGCAATTGATGATTCATTTTTGATTGGGTCAACGACTTACAAGGCCAAGATCATCAGACCAGATGGAACAGGGGTCACTGAAATCCAACTTCAGGAACAGTAAAGATGGCTGACCATGTACGAGAACAGATCAGATCCAGAATTGTCACCAATGTCACTGGACTTTCAACAACTGGTTCAAATGTTTTTGAATCCAGAATTTATCCCATGGAAGGTTCTGAACTTCCTGGAATCCTGGTTTATACAACCACTGAACTGTCAGAACCTATCAGAATCGGACCCAATCGATTGCTGGAAAGAACCCTGTCAGTTGTAGTTCAGGGATATTGTGAAACCAATTCTGACTTTGATGGAACCATTGATGAAATCTGCAAGGAAGTTGAAATTGCACTGGCATCAGATAGAACAGTGAATGGATTGGCAAAGGATCTTTTTATTGAATCCACTGACATTGCATTCAGTTCAGAAACAAACAAGGCAGTTGGATATGTGACCATGGTTTTTCAGGTTCAATATTATACTGATGCACAATCCCCAGATGTGGCAAGGTGATGCAGATTTCTATCAAGTCAGATATTAAGGAATTCAGCAAATGGATGAATGCAACCCAGAAGAAGCATCTGAAATCAGCCATCAGGAATGGATTAAATGAAACAGCATTTCAGACCATGAAGGGAATGAGGAAAGACCTTCCCAAATTTGTTGACAGACCCACTGATTTTACAATAAAGGGTCTTCAATATTCCAGGGCAGAAAAAAACAACCTTACTGCAAGGGTTGGTTTTGTTTCTAATAATTTCGGAAAGAAAAGGGGTTCTGCAAAAACCCTTCAAGCAGATTATATGTCAAGACTTGCACAAGGTGGGATCAGGTTGCCAAATAAAAAAAGCATTCCAGTTCCAGTTGTTAAAAACTACAAAACAAACAAGCATGGAAATCTAAGAAGGAATGCGCTTAATAAGTTCTTTTTAAGCACTGGTGATGGTGCTGGAACTTTCTTCATTGGAAGACCCAGGGGGGCAAAAAGGCCAGGGGGTGATGGTGTTTTCAAAAGGGGTGGTAGGAAAGGAAGGGGAAATATAAAAATGCAGGTTGTTTTTGAAGATAACACCAAATACACAAAAACTTATCCCTTTCAAAGACAGGTCAAGGATCATGTAAGACAAAAATTCAGAAAGTCTTTTTCAAAACAAATTTCCT